TAAAACTTAGGAGAAAAAATGGCAAGTAAAGGAAATTGGACAATAGTATTTGAAGACAAGATGATAATTAAAAATCATGAAGAAGGTGCTTCTGAAGGTATTGGATATATTGTTTCAGATGATTCTTTTTGGAATCAATCTAAATTTTCAAATATTTGGGCTATTCAATATGGAGCATCTAACGCTTCAGATGAAGTAGAACATAGAGATGAAACTCCTCATTGTAGTTATGCAGAAGCAGACTTAGGAGATATAAGTCAATTTTCTTCTAGATGGGATACAGCTCATTGGGATAATGATAATATAGAGGGTGAATCTGAATCAGATAAAATTGCTAGATTAGGTGCAAGACCTTAGCATCATTCACCACGTTTTAACAAAATATTTAGAGTAAGTCTTTGCCAGTTTTGAGTTTGACTTTCTGGATTTTCTCCAGTGTGAAATTCATTTGAGTTAAATATTACAGCACTTCCAGGTTTAAATTTAAATTCTTCTCCATCAACATGTAAAGATCCTCTCCATGCGTCTTGCCATATAGGAGTCATAAACATCAAAACTGTTTGTATTGTTGGATCTACAGAATCTTGATGTAACCAGTGATTTGGAGAACTATCATATGTTAAATTAAACCAACTTCTTTGAATATTGGTATTTATACCAATATTTTTTTTATTAAGTATTTTCGCCATTCTAAAAACTAAACTTTGTATATATAAATAAAGTGCATAATTATATATTTCACTTCCAGATTTTATTTTAAGCACAGGTGCACTTGAAAATTGTTTATTAGAAGGATATTCTACCTCTTCTGTTTTCCCTGATATTGACCAATTTGGTATAGAAATAATCTCTTTATAAAAGAAAAAAAGTTCTTTTTCTGAAAAAATATTATCTAATAATACTGGTTTCATCTTAACATCATCCAAGAAGTTAAAATATATTTCTCACCAGATAAAGGTGGATTGCCTCTGTGAACATACGGAAAACCTGCAGGCCAAATGACTATTCTACCTGTTTTAGGTTTCACTCTTTGTGAGAAATTTAAAAATTCTGTTTCTCCTCCTTCTTCTACATCATTTAAATATACAGCAAAAACAAAAGCACGTGCTTCATTATCAAAGCCTTTGTTATGTTCTATATGCCATGTATGATAACCTTCTGTACGTAAAGTTTTTTGAATTTTTAAACTTGTATAATGAAAACCAGGTTGTCCGTAAGCCTCTGCAGCTGCAACATTTTTTTCATAATGTTTCCAAGCCATATCAAGATTTACCATAAGAGATTTTAAGTCTTGCCACCACACATTTATATTATCTGGTGCTACAAAAAATTGTTTATCTTGTTTTGTTAGTATGGGTGCTCCTTCAAAATTTGATCTGTTTATAGTATTATTAAATTTATTTTGTTCTTCATATAATTTAATAGCTTTATCACATTCTTCTTTGGTAATGTAATTATCATACACGCCAATAAAATTGTTTATATTCATTATTTTTTCATTCATGAGTATTATTTTCTATTTTATTAAAATTAAAATATCCACTAAGCATATATCTATCTTTTTTCTCAGGACAAGGCATACCTCTATGAGTATGAGTAAAATAAGATGGCATAATAACTAGTTTTCCTTTTTCAGATTTTATTACTCGTTTGTCTAAAAATTCAGTTCCACAGTTATGTTCACTTAAATAAATCATAAAATTTAAAATTCTATATGGAGTTTGTTCACTATGTTCAGAGTGCCATAAGTTAAAATAATCATTTTTTTTCCAATGTTTAAATCTTATTTCTGTTAGAAAAAAAGAATCAACAAAAGTTATTTCTGGATAAAGTTTTACATACTCATCTAATTGACCTTGAAATTTATTTTTTAAAAAAGATAACTTATTGTCTTTTAAATAAGGTGATTTATCATCTAAGAAAACTCCTTCATAATTTCCCGCCTCAAAGAATTTTTTGTTAGGTATATCTTTAAAAAATTTAATTAATTTATTACACTCATCATCCTGTAAAAAATTGTCTTTAATGTAAATAAAATTTCTTAACATTTCATTGGAGCCATGAAACTATACTATATCTAGTTCCTTTAGTTATTGGTTGAATACCATGTGGATACATGAAATTACTGGGAAAAAATACAACAGTTCCTTTTTTTAATTTTGTTTGTTTGATCTCCTCTGAGTGTTTCATAGGATTTACAAAAAGTAAATCTGCACCTTCATAATCATCATTTAAATTAATAATAACACTAATGTTTCTAGTATTATCAGTCATAGTATCTGTATGAACTTCATATTTTCCACCTACTTTATATTTTAACAAATCAATTTGGTTTATTTTTTTATTGTTAATTTTAGGAAATTTTGCTTTATAAAATACATACATTTCTTCTATTTTTTTATTTATTTTATTAAATAAAAATTTTTCTTTTTTTGGACATATATGTTTTCCTAAAACATTTCTTACATCTTTATTGATATTATTTAACCCAACACCTAAATATTCTAATTTAGATTTATCACAATAAGCTATTATTTCTTCACAAAATACATTATCTATTATACTATCTAATTTAACAATTGCTTCTAAATGGTCCATAATTATGATACTTTCATTCTCTATAAAACTAATATATAAGCTACTATATGCTACAAAAATTAAATTTCAAGCCTGGTTTCAATAAACAAGACACAGAATCTGGTGCTGAAGGGCAATGGACAGATGGTGATTTTGTTAGATTTAGATATGGATTACCTGAAAAAATAGGTGGTTGGAACCAATTAACAGCTGCATCAAAAACATTACCAGGGTCAGCTAGAAGACAACATGCTTTTACTTCTTTTGCTGGTGAAAAATACACAGCTATTGGAACCTCACAAGGTTTATTTTTATATTATGGTAATGATTTTTTTGATATCACACCATTAGATACAGCTATTACAGGATGTACTATAACAACTGTCAATGGTTCAAATACTGTGACTATAAATAAAGGATCTCACGGTTTAGCTAAAGGAAGGTATGTAACATTATCTAGTGTAACAGTTACAGGTGCATCTGATTTTACAGCAGCAGAATTAGAAAAGGTTTATGAAATACAAACAACTCCAGATGTAGACAAGTTTACTATATTAGCTTCTAGAAATGAAGGAGGCTCAGGTATGACTGCAGCTGGTGCTGCAACTGTTAATCCTTATGTTGAAGTGGGTCCTACTTTTCAAACTGCTGGTTATGGTTGGGGTACGGATTTGTGGGGATCTAGCACATGGGGAACTGAAAGTGCAACTAGTGATGTGATTCTTGACCCAGGAAACTGGAGTCTTGATAACTTTGGAGAAGTATTGGTTGCTACAATATTTAATGGTAAAACTTTTACATGGAATGCAGGAGCATCAGGGCCTAGAGGTATAAGAGCTTCACAATCAACAAGTAATTTTCAAACAACAAATAATCCAACAGCCACTAGAATATCTGTTGTATCCGATAGAGATAGACATTTATTTCACATGGGTACAGAAACAACTATAGGTGATCCTACAACACAAGACCCTATGTTTGTAAGATTTTCAAACCAAGAAGATTTAAACACATATGCTCCGACAGCAACTAACACTGCGGGAACTTTTAGATTAGATACCGGTAATGAGATTAGAGCAGCCATACAAGGTAAAGATTATATTTTTGTATCAACTGATCTTGCTGCATATGTAATTCAATTTGTTGGTCCACCTTTTACTTTTTCTGTTAGACAGGTTGGTACTAACTGTGGATGTATTGGTCAACATGCTATGTCTTATGCAAACGGTGCTGTGTGGTGGTTGTCAGCCGAGGGTGGATTTTTTGTTTATGATGGTACAGTTAAATCATTACCATGCCTTGTAGAAGATTTTGTATTTAGTACAGATGGAGATAATTTAGGTATTAATTTGGATTCAAGAGATACTATATATTCTTCACCTAATACTTTATATACAGAAATAAATTGGTTCTATCCAAAAGATGGATCTGATCAAGTTGATAGATGTGTGACTTATAATTATTCAGAAAATGTTTGGACAACATCATCTTTAGCTAGAACTACATATCAAGATCAAGGGGTGTTTAATGCTCCTTATGCAACTGATTATGTAGACAATGGTACACCTGTATTTCCAGATATACTAGGTATTACAAATTTATATGGAGCCAGTATTTATTATGCTCATGAAGTAGGAACCGATCAAGTTAACAGCTCAGGTACCACTTCTATTGATGCATTTATTAGATCTGGAGATTGGGATATTACCTCTAGAACAAGTGGTTTGGGAGTACAAACCGGAGTTGCAGATTATAGAGGTGATGGAGAATTCTTTATGTCTGTAAAACGATTTATACCTGATTTTAAATACCAAACAGGTAATGCTCAAGTAACTTTATTTGTGAGTAGTTATCCAGATGACGTAGCTGTTAGCTCTCCACTTGGACCCTTTACAATAACCTCTTCTACTGATAAGGTAGATACAAGAGCAAGGGGCAGATTGGTTTCTGTTCAAATAGCCAACACAGCAGTAGGTGAGTCATGGAGATATGGCACACTTAGATTAGATGCACAACCAGACGGACGAAGATAGTGGAATATAAAATTATAGCAAACCCTGATGGAACAATTTCAACTGTACCTGTAAACCAGGCACAAGGTATCATGGTACCTGCTTATGAAACAAGTCAAATAGATCTTGTAGATCAAATTAATCAAGGACCTAAAAATATGGGTGTACCTATGACTTTAGAAGAGACTATGGCTGGAAGTATTTTACCTCCTGATCCAAGAAGATTTCAAAGCATCTTTCCTCCACAGGCAACAGGCATCACTGCATCAACAACAGCAGTTCCTTTTGGATCTAATATAGATGTTCAACAAGGCTTTACTCAAAATACACCAAGTGATGTAAGTTTTCCAGGAGCAGGCTTTGAATTTTTAAACTCAGCTAATGAAGATGAACAAGATGAAGTAAAACCAAAATCAGGTATTGCTAAATTATTTGAATTTCTACAACAATTTTCTCCTCTTAGAGGTATAGCAGCTTTAAGTGATAAACTAAAACAATCTAGTATGTATAGACCTTCAACAACAGGTGTGTTTGGATATACACCAGCTCAACTAAATCAAATGAATGCATTGGGTGGTTATTATTCTGAACCAGAAAGAGAACGTAGAAGAAGAGCTAATAGAATATCTAATATGTTAAATAGAGCTGCACAAAATAAAAATTATAGTAAGAAAAATTTATCAAATCTTATGAATCAATTTGGTATGGGTGATGTTGACACTGGCAGTATGATTCAAAGTATAAAAGAATCTTCTAATATGGGTTACGGTAGAGGAGATGTAGGTCAAGCAGCTACACCTGGTAGAGATTACAGTTCATCACCTGGAGCTATGGCTGGTGACATGGAATATGGTGAGGAATAATGGCCAAGATTACTAATTACATACCCGAACCAAAAGAAGAATATGATGTGGATAATCAAAGACAGATCATGGAATCTTTAAATACAATGAAACAACAACTTAATTTTTCTTTTCAACAAGATTTAAAAAACGAACAAGACGCTTTTAATTACTTTTTATCATGAGTATACAATATAAAAACGCGTCTAAGATATTAGATGGAACAGCTATGACAACTGTTTTGACTATATCAACATCAGCTGTTGCTATTATAAAATCTGTGTATGTATCTAATAACAGCACAGGGGCTGTATTAGTTAACTGTGATTTAAGAGATTCATCTGCTAGTACAGATGTAGAA